AACGCGAAGGACTCGCCGTGCCTAACAGCAAGGTCGTAGAAACCACTGGTGGTAACCACGAACTGTCCGGTCTGCGCCTTGGAGAACGGATCAACAGTGATTGTCTGCGAGCCGAAGCTACCGATAAGCAGGCTGGCAAAGTTTCCGAAGACAACTTTGTCTGAAGCAACCTGGTTGGTAACAAAGGTGCGATAACCGTTCACAGTGTTATCTGCTCCCCAAATAAACTGGGCAGTGTTTGTCGCTTTTTCTGCCGCCTTCCATGCGCCACGCACTTCGGGAGTAGTGATCCATGACATGGTGCCGAAATCAGCATTGTCAACCGCGATAAGCTCTTCAAACTCAAGGACTTTTGCCCAGGTAGCTGCTGCACCAAACGTAACTGTGTTCACGCCGGTCTGATTCTCGATTCCGGTCGGCTCAGGAGCCACGCCGGAACCATGAAGCGCAGTGCGATCAAGCTCTATTGCGGTGACACGCATCAGGTCGTCGCGCACGAAGTTCTCAATGGCAATGCTGCTCTGACGAACAAGCTGGTCGCTGTAAACTGTCCGTGCAGACAAACGCTTGGGAGAGAGTGTGACTTGTGCGAAGCTCTGTGCAGTCTCCGACACGCTACCCTCTTCATCAACCCAGCTTGCGGTCGCGGCCCCGTCCTGCTTGGGCAGGGCTACATTCCCGCGCAAACCGGAAAGCAAAGTTGCACCTGCCTCAACGACAGTCATGCGGTTGCGAAGCAAGTCAATCATGCTGCCGAGATCGGTGGCAACAGTGTGTCCGCCCTCGGTCGTCACGCCTGCCTCAAGGTCACGAGAAGCAAGGATGTCCATCGGGATGTGGAGGCTGTAAGGGCTACGCTCAAGGTCATATGCCTTTGCAGTGGCCTCGCTGACCTCTGCCTCAAGGCCCTGAAGACCGCGACCGGCGCGGATGTCAAGAATTGCCTTGCGAATGCTGAACTTCTCACGCTCGCGCTTCTCCATGCCAATGCCTTGGTCGATCTGCTCGGCTTTTGCCGTGCGGCTCTCAAGGCGCTCAACGAGAGACTTGCGGAAATCGTCAACGGACGTGCCCTTCAGTTCTGCCAGGTCAATTTGCTCCTGCGGAACGTCAAACCTTTTGCCAAGTGCGGAGATTTCGCGCACGCGGTCGTGGTCATTGGAAGGGGTGGCGGTGATGTGACCGCCGCGAATGCCAACCGACTCGACTGGCTCCTGCTCAGGGGCGTCAACGCCCGCTTTGTTTTCTGACATAATTTTGTCTTGTTTTTGTTTTTGTTGTTGTTCGGCTTTTGCCGATATTTGTTGGGCGGCTTCTGCCACCGATGAATAACCTGCCGCACGCGCAGCTTGCTCCCGAATCTTGGCGGCTCCATCCGCACCAATGGGAGTGGGTGAAATTTCTTTTGCTCGCCAGCTTGTGACTACGTTGAGCCCTTGTTTGCCGCCTTCGTAATCAACTCCGCGAATACTGCGAGATGTGTTTGGCTGAATGTATTCTTGCTCAAGAACTTCGTAGCCAATACTGACATCTGTAATGTGTCCGTTCCTGATCTTGCGCTCAGTTGCAACTGCAAGAGGGTCTTCGGTATCAAAGACCAAAGTGCCAACCATGTTACGTTCGCCAATCTCAATGTCTCGCCCACTACCAATCACATCTGCGTTTGATTCGCGCCTATGTGAATCAAGCATTGGAACTTGTTTGACAGGAGCTACGGCATCCATGCGAAGCGTTTGAGGCACAAATCTGAATTGTGCATAATCAAACATCATCACGGGATCGTCCGTGGCGAATACGGCTCGTATCGGGCCATACTCTTCTTCTGTTTCCTTGTCGCCTCGCTCAATTACAATTGGAGCTTCGCGTGTTAAAATCTCCTCGGAATTAAATCGCTTTTCTTCCATAACTTGAAATTATTCACTAATTTTAACTTTGCGCCATAGTTGCCAAATCATCATCTGGCGCTACAAAATTTGAGGCGAAATTTAATTCAGTTTCGCCTTCTGTTCCTTCTGCTATTGCAGCGTCTTGTCGCATTTCCTCGGCAATGTCGCGCAAGTCTTTTCCGCGCTCGCGTGCGATGGCTTGGAGGCTATTTGTCCCAAGTGTTATTTCTTCACGCGCCGCTTGGACATCTTTAAGTGGGTCTACCCAACTCCAGCGTCTACCTTGGAAACTCGCGCAGCATACTCGGTCAAAGTCTTCTGCCGCGATTGGCAGTTGACCTGAGATCATTGACATCTCCAGCCATGCCTTAAACACTGGTTCTTCAACTGAGCAAATCCACCAGGATTGAATCATCTTCCACATCTCGCGCTCCGAAAGTGCTGCGGCTCGCATTGAAGAATAATTTGCAGATTCATAGTCTGCGGCAATGACGCTGTAATTGCTCAATAATCCTGCCGCGATGCCACGGAGAATTCCTTTGCGGAATGACTCGTAGGTGTTGCTTGGTTGTGACGGAGACCAAGAGCTAATCTTTTCGCCGGGAAGGAGCTTGTGGCCCGATCCCGGTTGGGCATCCAGGTAGCTGCTACCATCCGGTGCTTCTTCCTCTTCCTCCTCACCATATTGCGCCGACAATTCGGAAGGCTCAATGAAGAACATGGAGCTTGCGGCAATCCGCGATGCGACCAACGCAGACTCTTCAAACATGCTCAACTGGCGAAGCATGCGAAGTGCCGTGGTCGCCCATGACATGCCTCGCTGTTGCCCAAACTCGTCTCGGACGAAGGCAAGGATCATTGAATCACCTAATGGCTCGCCGCTGTATTTTCGATAGCACTCAGACTGCAATCGAATCGTCTCACTAAAGTCCTCGTGGAAGTATTGCCCGCGACCTGGATGGCTTTTGAGGATGTGATACGCAGTCGGCTCTCCGTAAGTGTCCGTTTCTACACTTGCCCGAATACGCGGCTTGTTGTTGACAGGATCGCGGTTGTTATTAAATGGCAGGTGGTCTGGCTCAAACCCTTGAACGGCAAACCTGAAGTCATTTTTAGGGAATCCGCGCAAAAGCCGGATAGGAAGCTCGCCTGCTGTGGCAACCGTTTGAATGGCAAGGCGGGACCACTCAACCCGATTCATCTGTCTGGTTGCGTCCCAGTTTTTTGCATGTCCAAAATCATGCCATGCCTCCTCAATGATTCTGTTGGTCCTGTCATCAAGCGTATTTGCATAGCGCCCGCGATTGGCCCTGCGTGCCTGCATTTTCAGCTTGATGCCGTCCGCACCAATGACGTTAGCGGCAAGCTCTGCCAAGAATCTGCGGAAGTAAGGATTGTCACGGCGAAGGGACCGCGCACGCGCACGAGTCCTGCCAGAATCTTGAAGGATAAATTCATCCGCATCTGCGTCCGCAAGAACCCAATCGGACATGATGCGCGTGTGTTCACCACTCGCGTAACGCTTGGCAACTTTCTTTGGGGCTTCCGCCTCGATTTTTTTCTTAGCCATGTCTAAAATCTGAAAATAAGATTCCGCCGCGATTTCTTACCGGCTAATGCTCGCCCCTTGGCATTTGCTTTGGCTACCCGCCGCTCATACTCGCGGAGCATCTGCTGCATTTCCGGCATCGTAAGGAGCGAAATGCTGTCGCCATTCACACTGGCATTTTCTAAAAACGCTTGATCCTCAGAAGTGGCCCTTCCTAGCAAGGAATTCTTCAAGGCTCTCACCATCTGATGATCGAATGACGGGCAAGCATCCCCCTCCGGGTCCGCAAGAATCTGCACAGTCTTTTTTTTAGGGTCTACTGTGCGCTCGTCGCCGTCTGTAATTATACGCACGTAGCGGTAGTGGCCTGGCTCCCACTGCATGCTTTCATTGGCGGCAATGGCAAACTCATATATGTCCGTTTCGCCACTGACCAATGCGCCGTCCACGAGATAGCGAGTTCCTTCGCTGTCGTTGATGATGCTGTATTTGACTGTCCAATCCGGGCCAAGTCCCAAGGCGGTTGCGTCAATGCGCTCGCGCCATGCAGTCTTGTCGCCGCAATAGATAAAATCAGGTGGGGAGGTCGGGATAGTTACGCTCACACGGCATTTACGACGCATTTTTCAATCCGCGCCATAGTTGCCAAAATGCATTCTCAATGCCGGTTCAATGCGAATTCAATGGGGCGTCATTTTTTTTGAGATTCTTGTTGCGTGGATAAAAATGCGTGTCATTTTCAAGAGCAATGGAAACCGAAAATCCACAAAAAAGCCGGGAGCCCGATTACGGGCTGTATCACATTCGCTATACTGAAAAAGCCCTGATGCGGAAACGCATTTGGGCTTGGTTAGCTATCGTCAGCTTGGGGGTAGCTACTCTTATCTATGGACTAGCTTGCTGAGATTATGAACATAGGAGACCAGTATAAGGGAAACTTTCTTGAAGCGTTGCTGCTGCCACAAGATCGTCCTGTCACAGTTACGATTGAGCGCATTGAGCCGTCCAATTCCGTGAAGACCGAAGACGGTCGATTGATTGACAAGCCAATCGTATTTTTTGAAGGCAAAGATCGCGGGTTGGTTCTGGCAAAAACAAATGCCAGGGCAATCGCTCGTAAATACGGCCCATCCATGGACGAATGGATAGGCAAGGAAATACAAATCTACCAAGCGCGTATTATGGCGTTTGGACAACCGGACACCCCCGCCATTCGCGTATGGGGTGCGCCAACAAAACCGACAAGAAAAAACCGATGATACATATAAATAAGCCATTCAAGGATTACGCGGCAGAAGTTGCCGTAAATCAAAGTCTTCTGAAAATCTTCAGGGAATGCCCAGCAAAATATATTCACGCGCTACAGAATCCAAGAGAAGATAGCCCTGCGTTTGCAAAAGGCAGGCTTTGGCATACTGCCGTTTTAGAGCCAACAAAGCTAGATACCGAGTATCAAGTCCTCTGCGAACAGACGAAGGACCGGCTTCTTTACGAGGCTCGCGCTATGGGATCAAAAGCCACTGAGTTCAGTAAAAGGCTTAAAACCTATCAGCTATGGCGGGACAGCTTGCCTAATTCGGACGTTATTACTGAAGAGGAATTGAGTGCAGCGACGACCGCCCGGAGCATGCTTTACAAGGGCAAGTTCAAGGAAGCCATTGATTCTGGCATTGCAGAGGCATCGTTTTTTAATGAATATGAGGCTGAAGCTGGAACCTTGAAGGTAAAGGGCAGATTTGACCTTTGGTGTGAAGAGACGGGTGAGATTTGGGATCTAAAGACTACTCGTGACGCATCTCCGCACGGATTTGGCAGGTTGGCCTGGTCTTATGGCTACGTGTTCCAAGCCGGTTATTATCGTTTGCTATGTGAGCTTGAGGGCAAGGCATTCAAGGGCTTTAACATAGTGGCAATCGAAACTGAGCCGCCTTATTTATTTGGGTGCTACTCCGTAGAAAGCCAAGCAAGCAGGTGGGGGGCAGAAATGGCTCGCGCAGCTTTGGAGAGGCTTGCCTATTGCACGGAGAATAACGATTGGCCTGGATATGGGAGCGGATACCTTGAGCTTCCTGCTTACGCCATGAAAGAAATTTCGGAAGACCTTGAAACACTTCCCGATTTACCTGATCCGTTTTGATGAAAGCAATTCTTAAATTAGAAAAATGTTTTTATTGCGACACTGAAATAACCCATTCTGCTATGCAAAAAGATCATTTTCCTATACCAGCTAGACATGGCGGTAAGGAAACTGTCCCATGCTGTATTGCTTGTCACGATATGAAGGACAGGTATTTATTGCAATCCTGGCCCTCAGAATGGTGGCAGGATGTGCTTTTAGATTGGCCTAAAATGTCAAGGGCAACTCGGATTTATTTTGCCAAAATGGGAACGCTTTTTTTGGATTACGTTTTAACAAAAAAAAAGAAAAATGAAAGCAAGACTACACTATAGCCTACCAGATGAGAATGCTGATTTCTTAGCAGCTTCAAGGGCGTCTAGTTTATTAGACGCTCTAGAAACAATCGACAATATATGTCGCAATGAAATCAAGCATGGATCAAATAAGACTAAGTATGAAGTTGTGGAGCAAATCCGCAATGAGATTTGGGACGAGCTAATTTATCACAACAAATGAAAATTTACATTGAAGGCCAACCGCCGACCGTAACTGCCCAAATGAAGGGCGCTAGATGTGTCCCGCATGCAGGTGGGATGATACCTAGATTTTATAAGACCAAAAACTATAAGGCAGCAGAGCAACATTACTTGTCTCAAATGCCTCAAGGAGTCCCGGCACGCGGCCCTGTTGGAGTGCGGATCAGGATGAGTTACACCTGGCGTGCCAGTGAGCC